ATAATAAAAATATTAATATAAATAAAAATGCTCTTTTTAAATATTTTGATATATTTGATAAAGATGTATTTTCTAATGTTTTTTTAGAATTATTATAATTTGAATTTTCTTTAATCATTACAATTATTAAATATATTTATTTAAATAATTGATTTTTTTTTTATAACTATATATTATAAAATGAATAAGTTTAAATTAAATCTTGATATGAATATGGTTAATTGCGTTTTATTACTTGTTGTGTTAATTCTTGTTCTTTTATGTTGTTACAATAAAGAACAATTCCAACAAGCAATTAGAAAGCCAAATTGTAAAAAATTACATCCATGTGTTATGGATAAGTCAGGTTCTATCGGCGTTGATAGCTTAACTGGAATAGATTGGGAAACACAACAGAAAAGGAAAGATATGCAAGAATGTCAGAAAGATATGTTTAGTTATCCAGAAGATATATATAAAAATAAATTAAATGGTAGATATACAGATGTTCGTGATATTTACAGTAGAGATGGAGAATTAATGAATAAAGCACTAAAAATGTCTTGTAGAGCACCAGAACATGAACGAGTTGCAAAAGGTAAAATGTCAGACTTTTGTAAACTTAGAAGAAATTATAATGATGATTTTTGGAATACAACAACAAATATAGAAAATGTACCAAATACAATTCTTAAAAATATAGTTAATGAATGTAATATGAAAGTTAAAGATGATGGTAGCTTCGGTGGTCCATTATCAGGACGAATGTGTAGAATACCCGAAGATAAAGACATTGATTGTAATGCTCAAATTAATGACGATTTACTCAGACAACAGCAATTTAGACCTAGAGATCAACCAGTATCATTTTCAGATTCACAACCAGAAACAGGATACACAGCACCTATGGTATACAATCCACAAAATGACCAATTTTACAAAAATAGTTATAGAAAAAAACCTCCAAATTACATTCACACAGAGTCTGGTCCAAGATTAAGAAGAAATAGAGGAAGAAGAAGAAGGCGAAGACCACCAATGGGACCTATGGGACCATCACCATTACCTATGGGACCTATGGGACCTATGGGACCATCACCATTACCTATGGGACCAAACTAAAACATTGAATAATTTTTTTTTTTAAATTTTTATAATTATTTTATAATATATTATTATAAATGAACAGTTTTAAATTAAATCTTGATATGAATATTGTTAATTGTGTTTTATTATTTGCTATGTTAATTCTTGTTCTTTTGTTTTGTAATAAACAAAATGAAAAATATACTGATTATATTGAAAAATCATTAGATCCAGAATGTAATAAAATTAATCCATGTAGCGAATTAGAATTTCAAAACGAAACTGCTAGAGAAAAATGTAGAAAAAATAAATATTTATATCCTCTTGATATAGCTAGAGAAGAGTTTAATAAACCATTTAAAAGTGGTATGTCAAGTGTTAGAGCATATCTTATTAATAATAAATTTAATAATGAATCTAAAGAAAATTTAAATAAAAAATTGGATAATTATATTGAAAAAATAAAAAATAAAAGTTGTAGGAACAAATCTGATAGTTTTTGTAAATTAAGATTTGGAGATAGGTATGAAATAAATCCAGTAACAAATAAAAATTATTTGAGAGAATGTGGAGCAGATAAAGAAAACTTATGGAGATATAATACTAATAATGATGGAGATGAAGTATTATTCGATTATAATGGTAGTTCAGGATCACATTGTTCAGCACCAAAAGATAAAATATGTGGATAAATTATTATTTATTATTTATTATTATATTAATAATGAAAATAGAATTTAATGTAACTATTATATCTTTAATTGTAATAATTATAGTTATATATTTATTAACTATATCAAAATTTATGAATAGACCTTTGTGGCATAATCCTAGAAGAGTAATAGATTTTAAATTAGATGGAAAAGAAACTAGTCAGCAAGTTATGGATATATATTCGTTGAGTCATATAACACATGGTATTATCTTTTACTTTATATTTAAATTAATAAAAATAAATCTAACAACTGGTTTTATAATAAGTATTATTTTAGAATTAATATGGGAAATTTTTGAAAATACACCATATATAATAAATAAATATAGAAAGAATAAAGCATATGAAAATTATAAAGGCGATAGTATTGTAAATATGGTAGGAGACTTGTTTTTTATGATTTTAGGATATTATTTATCTTTTAATTCTGAAAAATATGCTATTATATATCTTGTTGTAACTGAAATATGCTTAATTCCTATAAATGCCAGTTTTTTAACATTAAGTATAGGCAGTTTAATGAATAGTTATAAATAATTTATAAATTAAAATTTTTTTTTTAATTTCTTACTACTAAGTAATGGTAGTTGTTCAAAGTTTATGGGTAGGTGATCGTTTATCAAGAATGGAAGAAATGAGTATTAAGAGTTTTTTAAAATTGGGTTATACATTTCATTTATATACTTATGAAAAAGTTAAGAATGTTCCTAAAGGAACTATTATAAAAGATGGTAATAGTATTATGCCTTATAATGAGGTGTTTTCATTAAAATCATCTTTTCTACCATTTTCAGATATATGGCGTTATAAATTATTATATGAAAAAGGTGGTTACTGGGTTGATTTAGATATGATAACTTTAAAAGTATTTGATTTTGAACAAGAGTTTATATTTTCTTCAGAAAGAACTATTCAAGAAGGAGCATATGCGTCTAAAGCAAAATATAATCCTAATATAGGAGTATTAAAAGCTCCACCTAAAAGCGATTTCTATAAAGAATTACATGATAAATGCTTAGAATATAATAAAAATCATAAAAATGATGATAAACTCAAATATATGAAAATGTTAAGACAATTAATTAAAAAATATAAGTATGAAAAGTATGTGCTTAAACCCGTTTATTTTTGTAATTTAGATTGGTGGCATTCTAAAGAGGCTTTTACACCATTAAAAAAATATCCGAAAAAATATGGTGTTCCAGCACCATCTATAAAATCAATGTTTAATAAACCATATACAGTTCATTTTTGGAGAGATAGAATTACAAAAAAATATGATTTTGATTTAGATAAAAAATATGATCCAGATTGTTTGTGGGAAATAATGATAACTAAATTAAAATTATAACTTTATTTTATTAAATATTTTATATATATTAATTGTAATGAGTTACAAAAAATCATCTAAAAAAAAATCATTCAGTTATGCCAATGTTGCTAGAAAAACAACAAAATTAATAATTAAAGAAATACCAATTGAAGAATGGTTAACACATCATGGATTAGATGATTTTTATCATACTATTTTTGTAGAAAATCATATGATGTTTAAGGACTACACATATGAAGAATATCCATATGAATATTCTTCTTTGCTAACTAGTATAAAAAACAATATAGATTTACTCTTTTCTTTTCCAAATAGTTTTAAATTTAAGGAGGCAATATCTGTTCCAGTTCAAAGAAAACTATATCAGGAGGTTATAGATGGAGTTATAACACAAGAAGAATACTACCAAAAGAGTAAAGTTGAATCAGAATTTTTTAATGCATTTGAATTACTTCTAAGTCAAAAATTAGAGTATAAAGCAATGTTAAGTGTATTTGGTCTTAAACCATCTAAAGCTGAATATGAACAACTTCTAGAAGAGAACCTTGAATTTTTGGATCATGAAAAATATATTTCTAAACGCATATTTAAAGATGAAATTATTGAAAAATTAAAATTAATTAGTTTTGATGATTTATTACATTGTAACCTAACCGCATTTAATTTATTACTATCATTACCAATACAAGAAATTAAGAAATATATGGTATATACTACAAATAAATTAGTTAATATAAAAAATGGATTAAAAGCCACATTTACAACAAAACAATTTAATAGTTTTATTGATAATAATGAAAGTTTAAAAATATTTGAATCATGTTATAATAACTATGATTTAAAATATGTAAATAAATCATTAAAAACTAATTTAGATGCGTATACATTGTTATCTGCACATAGAATGGATTTGTTAGTATATATTTTTAATCCACCTGGTCTTATAGATTCAGAAATAACCGAAAAGATACATGCCACATTATTTCCAGATAACGACCATATATATATTGAACAACAATTTAGTAGGATAAATGAAAATATACCAAAAACACCTATAACGGATGAGTTTATTAAAACAAATAAAAAAAAAATGCGTGTATTTTTTATTCAAGGTCATGGTGCCGCATGTAGTATTAGTGATTATAAAGAAAAAGATAGATTAGATTTTGAAGATGTATTTGCAAAGATTCAAGCTGCTCAAAAAAAAGAATATAAATGGAGTCATTCTTCAAAAATCTATACATATAATGCGAATAAATTTCATAATATTTCTACACAACCATTGGGAAGAAAATCTATTTTCACAATAATAGTATTATTAAATAAAATATTAAGTTCACAATATAGAAATGTATTTTTACAAGGAATTATAAATGCCAATAAATTAGAACATTTACGTATTTTAGAAAATATAGTTCATATGTATTATAGTCATTATTGTATAAAATATATTTCTAGAGATGATGATAAAACAATATCAGAATATCTTAAAACATCTAAATTAAAACAAAATACATCCCATATTACAAATTCTTTATACAAATTTCCTAAAACTGACTTGACAACATCTGATATAGTCAATTTTATGAAATATGGGTATAATTATCCGCCTGTAAATACAGAATTTTATTTTGAAACAAATGTCCCACATCAAGGATTAATGGGTATTTTTGAATTAAATGAAGATAATGCCAATGATTTCATTAAATTAGATGATAAAATAATTTCTACAAGAACAACAACCGATAATAAATTGAAAATGGGGTTAAAATTAAATCAAGTGTATGACTTTAAAGGAGATATTCCAGTTAGAGCAGAAGAAATACTAAAATATAATAAGGCTTTAACTCCAAAACCAAAAAATAAATATAAATTAGAAGAATTAATGGAACATATTTATTTAGTTGGAAATATTAAACCTGATGAACATGTTGTAATATTTGATAATTCTTGTAGAGGACTTAAACGCGCAGGGCCTGCCGGACGAGCCACTACAAGTTCTAATACACTTGATGATTTACCACCTTTGCTACGAGGTATGGCACGGCTTGCCAGAATGAACTCACAAGAGGGAATGTTTGGAGAAGAATTATATGGTGGTTCTAGAAGAAATAGAAGTATAAAACGTAAAAGAATACAAAGAACAAAAATAACAAAAAGAACAAAAAAGAAAAAGAATAAACTGAGAAAATAATTTATTTAATAGATTTATTTATTTTTTATATACCATTATTTTAATAATGGATTATATTGTTGCTATTCCGTCATACAAAAGACACGAAACATTAAAAAAGAAAACATTGAATGTTTTAAAAGATTATAAAATACCTAAACAAAAGATTTATGTTTTTGTTGCGAATAAACCTGAATATGATTTGTATAATAAAACATTAGATCCATCTACTTATGGAAAATTGGTGGTTGGTAAACCTGGTATTAAAGAAATACGAAATTTTATGGCAAATTATTTTGACGAAGGACAGAAGATAGTATATATGGACGATGATATTGGGAAAATTTGGCAATGTAAAAATGATGTAGAACCATATGATAAGACTAATAATAAGGTATATAAAATGGTTAGTTTAAAAAAGTTTTTCGATCAAGCTTTTAAATTGAGTGAAAAAACTGGATTTCATAATTGGGGTGTATATCCAAGAGATAATCCATATTTTATGAAACCAACTAATAGACGAAATCCATTAGATAATTACGTTTCACAAGATCTAAAATTTTTAATAGGGTTTATGACTGGAGTGATAAATAATAGACAATGTGAACATAGAACAATTGGTGATAAAGAAGACTATGAACGAACTATAAAATATTATTTAAAGGATGGTGGGGTTTTGCGGTTTAATAATGTTAGTTGTTATACGCGATGTTATAAAGTTGCTGGAGGTATACAAGCTACACGTAAAATAGAAGATAGTAATAGGAATGCTAAAATCTTGATAAAAAAATATCCTAATTTGGTGTCAGTCAATAATGGACGAAAATCACCATTTGTAGAAATATTACTGAGAGATAAAACTAAGTTAAAGAAATTTATGAATTCAACTAAATCTAAAAAAATGAAACCTATAAAAGGAAAAAAAAAGAAAAAATCACTTAAAAGAAATTAGTAGTTAAAGATATAAATGAAACTATTTTGTGATGGTGTATTTGACCTATTTCATGAAGGGCATGTTAAACATTTTAAAAAAATAAAAGAATTATATCCTAATTCATATTTAATGGTTGGCATCTATAATGATAAAGATTCAACAGGATACAAACGTAAACCTTATTATAATGAAACTAAGAGATTAAAATTGGTTGGATCATGTAAATATGTGGATGAAGTAACATTAGATTATCCAGGTATAATGACGGAAGAATTTATTAATAAAAATAATATAGATATGATAGTACATGCTTTTTCAAACTTAAATGATATTGAAAAACAAAAAATGTATTTTGAAGTGCCGTTACGGTTAAATAAAATGAAAGTGATAGAATATAATAAAGGTGTATCTACAACTACTATTATAGAAAATTTAGATTTAATTAATAATTCTAATATAATAACTGAAAATAATGAAAATAAAATCATAAATTTAAATTATAAAGAAATAGTATATAAATTAGATATAAAACCTAATAGTAAAGTTTTAGAAGTAGGATGTGGTATAGGAAATTATTCTAAATTATTTAATATAAATTTTGATTATTATGGAATAGATAATATTCGTGAAAATGTGAATAAAAATATACATACTACAAATTCTAATATAGTTAAGTGTGAATATGATGATATTTTATTTAAAGATGATTATTTTGACCATTGTTTTTGTATAGGACAAGATTTATCTATAGAAGCAATGAATGAAATAAATCGTGTTACTAAAAATGGCTCAATATTGATTAAAATATAATATTAGTAAATAATATTATGAGTATAAAATTGTGTGTATTTGATTTTGATGGATGTTTTACTGATGGAAAAGTCTTATTTGATACTAAAGGTAATATATTAAAATACTATAATGTTAAAGATGGAACTGGAATAAAGTTATTAAAAGAAAATGATATTAAAATAGGAGTAATATCAGGATATAAAGAAAATAATTCACAACTAGAAATTATAAAACATTTGAATGTTGACTATTATTCATTTGGAAAAAACAATAAATTAGATATTCTTAAACAATGGTGTAAAGAATTTAATATAAATTTAGAAAATGAAGTAGCTTATATGGGTGATGATATAAATGATATACAAGTTTTAGAAAATGTTTCTATTAGTGGATGTCCTAAAGATGCTCATAAAAATGTTTTAAATATATGTGATTTTGTTTGTTCTAAAAATGGGGGTGATGGATGTATACGAGAGTTTTGTGACTATTTAATTTCACAAGAACATAAAAATAACCCAAATATTATCAAAGATATGAAAAATGAAATGTACTATCAATTAAATCATTTAGATATGAACTCTATAAATATGTTAGCAACTAAAATACATAATATTAAGACAACTAATAATATTTATTTTTGTGGTGTTGGAAAATCCGAAAATATATCTATTCATTGCTGTAATTTGTTAAAATCTATTGGAATTAATTGTTTCAATTTAAATATACTAAATAGTATTCATGGTGATATAGGTTCATTAAAAGAAAATGATTTAATACTATTATTTAGTAAGAGTGGAAATACTAAAGAAATTATTGAGTTAATACCATATTTAAAAAATAAATGTTGTAGATTAATTGGAATATGTTGTAACAATAAGTCCCTATTTAAAGAATTATGTGATGAAACTATAATACTACCTTTTAAAAACGAAATAAAGTGTAATATTGATTGTTTACCTACAAATAGTGTAATGTCATTTGTATTTTTTACAAATATATTAGTATCTCAATTATGTAATACATTAAATTTACAAAAAAACGAGTATAAATTAAATCATCCAGCAGGTAATATAGGAAATAATTTAAAACAAATAAAAGATATTCTAATAACTGACTATCCTAAAATATTATTAAATGAAAATAATATTGATTTAATTAAAATATTTCTTGAAATGACTAAATATAAAATAGGGTGTTGTTTTTTTTTAAATAATCAATTAGAATTATTAGGTATTTTAACTGATGGTGATATACGTAGGTTATTATTGAAAACACCTGATTTAAAAGAAATAAGTATAAATGAATTAAATAGAAATTTTTACTGTGAATCTGATAAAAATAAATTTATTAAAGACTTAAAACACTATAATTATATACCAATACTTAGCGATTTAAAATTAATTGGTATTATTAATAAGTTTAATTAGTTATTCATACTTATTTTTTAAATAATTATAATCATCAATAGTATCGACACCTATTTCATGAGATTTAATTTGGACACAATTCATTTTATAACCTTGCTCTAAAATTTTCATCCATTCTATGTCTTCTTGTAGTTGTAAATGTGTATTTTCTTTAATATAATGATTCAAAAGATAATGACAATCAAACACGAAAATTCCTACATGTATTTTATATTTATAATTTGGAATAAGTTTATTTGTTTTAGATGATGGGATTATATTACGTGAACAATACATTACATTATTATTTTTGTCTAATACTGTTTTACCACGCGATCTTGATTTAATTTCATTTAAATCAGTTGTTTCATAATATAATGATGAACAAACTAATTTATTATCTATTTTTTTTTTATCTATAAAATTATTTATAGCCATTTCAATATTTTCTGGTTTAATAAAAGGTTCATCACCTTGAACATTTACTATAATACCATCAGAAATATTATTTTTTTGTAAATATTTTATAATTCTATCAGTTCCATTTAAACATTCTTCATTAATAATTTCACATTGTGCATTGAAACTATTACATTCTTCTTTAATTCTAATATCATCTGTTAAAATAACAATATTATCTATGTTTTTAATTTTAATGACATTTTCATAAACATGATTAATAATCGTTTTGTTATTAATTCTTAGAAGTGGTTTTCCTGGTAATCTCGATGAATTATATCTTGCAGGTATAAATAAATATATTTTCATATATTATATGAAATATAAAAAAAACAAAATGATAAAATACTTCAAAGAAATGGTGATGCATCTAAAGTTTATTTAATATTTTATGTGCTCTAACTATTTACTTATCAAATTTACCAATTAATCCACTTGTATCGGATTCAATTGTTCCAAGAATTGCTGTTTGTTTTTGGTTATTTGATGAAGAATTATATTCAACATTATAACTATTATTTAATTTATTTATATCTAAATATTTTAATAACCATTCTAACTTATCTAATGGCCATTGTGTTGGAGCGTCACATTTACTTTCATCTGGACTATCATGAACTTCCATAAATATACCATCAACCCCTAAAGATATAGCCATTTTTCCCATATATGGTATTAATTCTCTTAAACCACCTGATTGAATAGTTCCATCTGCCATTTTTTGTGATGGTTGTTGGAGACAATGAGTAATATCCATTGAAACCAAATTGGTATCAGATTTAAGCCATATTAGGTTTCTTGGATCAACGACCAAATCTTGATATCCAAATGAATTACCTCTTTCACACAATATAACATTTGGATTTCCAAATGCTATTATTTTTTCTTTACATTTATGCATTTGTTCGGCAGAACAAAATTGTCCCTTTTTAACATGTATTATTTTACCAGTTTCGGCAGCAGCCTTTAGAAAATCAGTTTGTCTACATAGGAACGCAGGAATCTGTATAATATCGACAACTTCTGATACTGGTTTTGCTTGACAACTTTCATGTATATCTGTAATTATCGGTATATCTAACTCTTCTTTTACTTTTTTTAAAATACGCAATCCTTCTTCAAATCCCAGACCTCGATATGAATTTAATGAACTGCGATTAGCTTTATCTATTGATGTTTTAAATATAAAATTAACATCATAATTACTAAAAATATCTTTTAAGGATTTAGCCATTTTTAATGTATGTGCTTCTGATTCAATGACATTTGGACCAGCAATAATAAAAAAATTATTTTTTAGCGTTTTAAAATTCATATAATAGTAATATTTTTTTTTTTTAAATATATAAACTTATGA